AGTACCGGATTAGAAGCATCTGGTAAATCATTATTAGCAGCACACACTTTAGCAGAAACGCAAAAGAAAGGTGGATTGGCTGTATATATTGATACTGAGTCGGCTACTAGTTCCGAATTTTTATCAGCAATTGGTGTTGATTTAAAAACCATGTTGTATGTTCCATTAGAAACAATTGAAGAAATATTTGAAACCATTGAAACAATTGTTGAAGGTGTACGCAAATCAGACAAAGACCGTTTAGTTACAATTGTAGTAGACTCAATTATGGGTGCATCCACAAAAATTGAAATGTCAGCTGAATATGATAAAGATGGATATGCAACCAGCAAATCTATTATTTTATCAAAGGCAATGCGTAAAGTTACCAATTGGATTGCACGTGAACGAATTTGTTTGATATTTACCAATCAATTACGTGTCAAAATGGGCGTATCATTTGGTGATGCTTGGACAACGTCGGGTGGTAAAGCAATTCCATTCCATGCATCGGTTCGTCTTCGTCTTAAAAATACGGGGCAAATCAAAGCAAAGGTAAATGGAGCTGAACAAATTGTAGGAAGCAAAACAAATGTGCAAGTAGTTAAAAACCGAATGGGGCCTCCACATCGTAAAATAGATTATGAAATTTATTATGATAGTGGAATTGATAATTGGGGCGGATGGCTAGGCGTAATGAAAACATTTGATATAGTTGCACAATCAGGTGCATGGTATACAATGCAAGATGTAGATCATGAAACTGGAGAAACCTTTGGAGACGTTAAATTCCAAAGCAAAGATTTCATTGAAAAGGTAATCAACAACCCGGAAATGAAAGACAGGTTATATAAAAGAATTTGCGATGCTTACATATTCAAATATCAAGCAGGTGTCGATGGTGGAATTGATGATGTTATCATTGTCAATGAAGTAATTGATGAAGAAGGATAATGAACAAGTTTCAAAAATTATTTAACGAGTTACAACAAGAAAGAAGTTTAGGTCCATCAAACGTCAATGATCATCTCATGGTGTTTGATGGCTTAAACACCTTTATAAGAAGTTTTGGTGCTACTCCGGCATATAACGAAGATGGTGATCACGTAGGTGGTATTTCCGGATTCTTGTATTCAGTCGGCAAAACAATCAGAGACTTTAAACCTACTCGATGCATCATTGTGTTTGATGGTCGAGGCGGCTCGGCAAAAAGAAAACGAATTTATAAAGATTATAAAGGGAACCGAGCAAACAAAACCAAGTTGCGCAGACACGATCATCATGAGTCAACATTGGAACAAGAACAAGAATCAATGCGACATCAATTTAGTCGATTGATTTCATATCTAGATAATTTGCCTGTTACATTCATTTCAATGGATGGAATTGAAGCAGATGATACAATTGCATATATTGCTCAAATGTATGAAGACACTTGCAAAAAAATGACAATTGTTTCTACGGATAGAGATTTTTATCAACTAGTAGATGATCGAATTCAAGTTTGGTCTCCAATTAAAAAGAAAATGTATTCGGTTGATACTGTAATAGAAGAGTTTGGTGTTCATCCAAACAATATGGTTGTGTATCGATCATTTACAGGCGATGCGTCAGATAATATTCCTGGAGTTAATGGTATAGGACCAAAAACCATTTTAAAAGTAATTCCACAACTAGTAGAATCTACGGAATATACATTGGATAATTTATTTGCATTAAGCACTGAATCAGTATCTGCAAAGTCACCTAATTACAAAACATTTACAAAAATATTAGAAAATTCACATACGCTAAAACAAAATTGTGAATTAATGAATATTAAATTGTTGGACATTCCTGCGCAGACCGCCACAAAAATACGTGGGATAATGGAACAACCAATACCTGAATTAAATAGGGCAGAATTCCAACGCATGTTTTATGAAGATAAGCTGTGGGCAATAATGAAAAATGTTCCTGAATGGATAACTAATACCTGGTTATCGTTAAATGCATTTGCAAAACAAACGCACAAATAAATTTGAATTTACAGTAATTTTACTTATAATTGTTATATGACAGATAAATTATCGGACTACGGTTGGGGCTTTCAAGTTAAAGTTCTTGCTGCTATGTTTACGGATAGACTATTTTTACAGCAAATTTCAGATATTATACGTGCTGAATATTTTGAGTCTGATGCAAACAGTTGGTTATTAGATATCATATTAACACATTTCCGAGAATATAAAACACCGCCTAGCAAAGATGTTTTAAAAGTAAAAATAACGGAAATTGAAAATGACATATTAAAGGCAACCGTATTAGAACAATTGAAAGATGTGTTCAGATATATGGAGTCAGATGACTTGACATTTGTAAAAGATGAAATTTTAAAATTTTGCAAGAATCAGGAAATTAAACAAGCTATAATGGATTCGGTTAGTTTGTTAAAACATGGAAATTTTGACGAAATAAAAAGCAAAATTGATAGTGCCATGAAAGCTGGCGCCGATACCAATATTGGATTAGAATATGTAACGGATGTTGCTGCACGATACAATGAAGCAGCACGACATACAATAACAACCGGTTGGGATGTAATTGATGATTTGATGGATGGTGGACTAGCCCCAGGAGAATTAGGAGTTGTAATGGCACCTGCGGGAATTGGTAAATCTTGGCTTCTTATCAATATTGGAGCAAATGCAGTAAAAGACGGAAAAACAGTTATACATTATACATTGGAACTCAATGAAAATTATGTAGGCCAACGCTATGATTCAGTATTTACAGGAATTCCAGCACAAAATTTAAAAAATTATCGAGACGACATTGAAGCAAAAATGCTAACACTTAAAGGCGATTTAATTGTAAAATATTTTCCTACCAAATCAGTAGGAGTAATGGGCTTAAAGGCTCATATAGAAAAAACAATAATGCTCGGCAAAAAACCAGATCTGGTAATTGTGGATTATGGTGATTTGCTTAAAGTTAACATTAAAAAGGACAAGCACGAAGCCTTAGAGGACTTGTACGAAGAATTACGTGGTATGGCAGGGGAATATGAAATTCCAGTATGGACCGCATCACAAGCAGGAAGAAGCGCCTTAGAAGAGGATATTATTGAAGCAGACAAAATTGCATCATCATATGGAAAAGTAATGGTTGCTGACTTTTTAATGTCGCTTTCTAGAAAGGTAGAAGACAAAATGTCAGGAACGGGTAGAGGTCACGTTATTAAAAATAGATTTGGACCAGATGGCATAACATTGCCATGCAAAATTAATACAAATAATGGACAATTTCAATTCTTTGAACCACAAACTCAACAAGGAAAACAAACCACACAAATCATGAAAACAGGAGAAAACATGGTCAAGAAAAATTTAGCACAAAAGTTCAAAGATTTAGGCGGAACTTTAGGATAAAAACATATTTATATAAAATGGGTTAGGAAAGTGATTTCCGCCCTTTTTTTATCTAAAATCATTTACATATACAAACAAGGAGATTACGAACAATGGACATTTCAAACAAAATTTTAAGTGAAATTACGGTATACATGAAGTATGCAAAATATCTTCCAAACCTCAATAGAAGAGAATCTTGGGAAGAACTAGTTACAAGAAACAAACAAATGCATATTAAAAAATATCCGGCGTTAGTTGATGAAATCAATGCCGCATATGAATTTGTATATGCAAAAAAAGTATTGCCATCAATGCGTAGTTTGCAATTTGGTGGGAAATCAATTGATATATCACCCAACCGAATTTACAATTGTGCATATTTGCCAATTGATGACCACCGTGCATTTGGAGAAGCAATGTTTCTTTTATTAGGAGGCACGGGTGTTGGATATTCGGTTCAAAAACATCATGTAGAATTATTACCAGAAATACATAAACCAAATCCAAAAAAGATGCGTCGTTATTTGATTGCAGATTCAATTGAAGGATGGGCCGATGCAGTTAAGATGCTTGTTAAATCATATTTTGTTGGCGGATCATCTTACAATTTTGATTTTTCAGATATTCGTGCCAAAGGTGCAAGACTTGTTACTTCAGGAGGAAAGGCTCCAGGACCTCAACCATTAAAAGAATGTTTGATGAAACTGCAAGGAATTTTAGATACAAAAGAAGATGGCGACAAATTATCTCCAATTGAAGTTCATGATATGGTTTGCCATGTTGCAGATGCAGTATTAGCAGGTGGTATTCGTAGAGCAGCACTTATAGCATTATTTTCAGCAGATGATGAAGAAATGATTGCATGCAAATCAGGTAATTGGTGGGAAATCAATCCACAAAGAGGTCGTGCTAATAATTCAGCTACATTAATGAGACACAAATTAACAAAAGAATTCTTTATGGATCTTTGGAAGCGTGTTGAATTATCTGGAGCAGGAGAACCTGGTATATATCTTACAAATGATAAAGATTGGGGAACTAACCCATGTTGTGAAATTGCATTACGTCCATTTCAATTCTGTAACTTGTGTGAAGTAAATGCATCTGACATTGATTCTCAAGAAGATTTTGAAAATCGAGTTAGAGCAGCAGCATTTATTGGAACATTGCAAGCAGGATATACCAACTTTCATTACCTACGTCCAATTTGGCAACGTACAACTGAAAAAGATGCACTTATTGGAGTATCAATGACAGGCATTGGATCTGGAACAGTATTGGGATATGACATGAAAGCTGCAGCAAAAACGGTTAAAACGGAAAATGAAAGAGTTGCTGCACTTATTGGTATTAATCGATCCGCACGAACAACCACAGTAAAGCCTGCAGGAACAACATCATTAACATTAGGCACAAGTTCAGGAATACATGCTTGGCACAATGATTATTATATTCGTAGAATCCGTGTTGGAAAAAATGAAGCAATTTACACGTATTTAGCAAAAAATCATCCCGAGCTAATTGAAGATGAATATTTCCGTCCACACGACACGGCAGTAATTTCTATACCACAACAGGCACCAGAAGGAGCAATTATGAGATTCGAGTCACCATTTCAATTATTAGATCGAATCAAAAAAGTTCATTTAGAATGGGTGAAGCCAGGTCATAGATCAGGAAACAATACACACAATGTATCGGCAACAGTTTCATTGAAAGATGATGAATGGGAATTAGCAGGTGATTGGATGTGGAACAATAGAGATCATTATAACGGCCTATCAGTTTTACCATATAATGGCGGAACCTATATTCAAGCCCCATTTGAAGATTGCACCAAAGAAACATATGAATCAATGATGAAATCTTTGAAGGGTATTGATTTGAGTCAAGTAATTGAATTGGATGATAATACAGACCTATCAGGCGAATTGGCTTGTGCAGGCGGAGCGTGTGAGATTAAATAATGATACAACCAGCATCAAAAGATTGGATACAACAAACCTTTGTAAGGGAGTTTGGAAACAAGCTCCTGGCTACGGACTTTTACTATAATGAAGACGGATATCGTGTAATGACTGAATCATATCATGTACGACGCGGATCATGTTGTGGTAATGGTTGTTTGCATTGTCCATACACGCCAAAACATGAGACCAATAATACCAAGTTGAATAATATTTATTAATATGATTAAACTAAAAAATTTATTATTAGAAGTACATATTGATAACAAATTCCAACGTGAATTAATTGATAGGATAAATGATGAGTATAGGGAAGATTACAAATCATTAACACCACAAGAAATTAACGATGGTTATTGTGATATGTGGGCTTCATTGTTTGTGGATCGTTTTGGCGGAGATCATCAATGGTCTTTTGATTTTCCAAATGATCCAAATGGACATTCGTGGGTAAAATTAAATAATAAATTTTATGATGCTGAAATGACTACGGGTACAACAAAATTAATAAATTTGCCGCATTTTCAACGAGCTATAAAAAAATATGGCACTGATTGGTTAGATACTAAATTCTTTAATAATATTCAAAAAACAAAATATGATGCATCAAATATCAATAAAATTGAGGAAATAGGACCTCAAAATTTTATTGAGATGTATTTGGATTGGCTAGAAGAGTTATTAAATGATTTAGAAGATTCTAATGATATTGAAGCCATTAAACGGTACGATACAGTATTAAATGCTAGGTTTGCATTAGAAGATGCTGATTCTACGGAAATTATACAATATCTACAACGAAAATATGGCAATGATGTCGATCAGATAATATTAAAAATAATCGGCGATACAACAAAATATGATGCATCAGGCATTGATACACCTGGCAATCCTAACATGTAATAAGTTTGCATAAAACTTTGAAATTCCAATAAAATATATTATATTAATATAAGAACAAGTTATGACAAGAAAACATCTAGAAACAGTTGCCCCTGGATATGCGAACGGTATATCATTGCAATTAGCAGTAAAGCAAACTTTAGAAGGTCCTGACGCTCAATTAACTCAGCAAGAAAAACAACAAATAATTGATAACGCTGCATATCATTACGGTTTATTTTTAACGGCACTAGGAGTATCTTGGGAATCAGATCCAAATTCATCTAATACTCCTAATCGAGTTGCAAAAGCATATGTAAACGATTTATGGAAAGGCAGATATGAACCAATGTCAGACATTACTTCATTTCCAAGTGATGGGTATGACGGAATTGTATTCGAAGGCGGTATTCCATTAACATCAATGTGTAGCCATCATCACCAAACCATTTCCGGAAAAGTTCATGTTGCATATATTCCAGCAGAAAATGGAAATGTAGTTGGATTAAGTAAAATTAATCGAGTAGTAGAACATTTCGGCAGACGCGGAGCTATACAAGAACAATTAACTGTAGCAATACAACATGCAATTGATGAACTTATAGAAGATAACAAAGGTGTTGCTGTAATGATTGAAGCAACTCATAATTGTGTATCTTGTAGGGGAGTAAAACATATAGGCGCTTCAATGAAGACCGCAAAATTATCCGGAGCCTTTTTAGATGATGGAAATGCTAGGTCTGAATTTTATCAATTTGTAAAAGGTTATTAATGAAAAGATTACACGTAAAATTAATTAAATGGATATCCAATAAATTTGGATACAAGATTGCAATGCTTAAAGCAGCAAACGGAACAACAACTGTTGAAGGAGATATTGAACTATTAAGATATGTTGATATATCCGGATATTTCTTTAAGAAAAAACCAATTTCTAGAATACAAGCTTCTAGAGCTCCAAGATCAGCCAAAGAAATGTTTTTAGCTGAACCAGTTCCTAATATTGATAATGTTGAACCGATAGTAAAACTTACATCGAAGCAACTTAAAGATTTACAAATAATAAAATAAACTATGGCAAAGTATAATTCAACAAAATTATTTGATGGTTACTCAACTTGTTTCCGGCAATGGCGAGCAGAGGATACTCATTGCAAATTCTTACATGGATATGCAGTATCTTTTAAAGTTTGGTTCGAAGGCGAATTAGATCATCGTAATTGGGTATGGGACTTTGGTGGTATGAAGCGATCTAAAACTAAAATTGCTGGAATGTCTCCTATAGAATATTTTTCATTTTTGTTAGATCATACTACAGTTGTAGCTATTGATGATCCATATTTAGAGAAATTTCAACAAATGGATGAAGATGGTATCATACAATTACGCATACTACCGGCAACAGGATGTGAAAAATTTGCAGAACATTTATATTATATAATCAATGCATTCTTAAAAGAAGAAACACAAAGTAGAGTAAAAGCAATAAAAGTAGAAGTTTATGAACACGAACGAAACAGCGCAAGCTACAGTGAATAATGATACGTATGTATCACTTTATGAATATTTAGGTAAAGGGTCTCGAGACACCGGAGTTGGAAAACTAGTTTCGGCCGAAGCATTAAAACGTGGTATTAAACCTCAAGTTAAATTGCTGCCTAAAGAAATGCAAAGGCCAGAATTTAATTCAGTACAAGCATACCCAATGTCATTCTTAGATGAATACTTTGCTAATAATCTAGAACATGATATGACGCCATTTGTACGAAGATCTGCATTAACTATAGTACAAGCAAGAATTGATACCCTAGAAAAAAATTATGCAGAGTTAATTAAACTACTGCCAAATGCAACAATTGAATTAACAGCAGAAGATACACAAGACGACGATTTACCATTTTAATTATGAATAAAAGAATAGAAGATTACAACAAGACACTACCAATTCTAGAACTATACCGCTGTATACAGAGTGAAGGTTCAAGATTTGGACGTCCAACAATCGCAGTAAGAACTACCGGATGTACTCACCGATGCTTTTTTGGTGAAGGAGGGTGGTGCGACAGCTGGTACACAAGTATTCATCCGGAAAAAGGAACATTTACGTTCCAGGACATTATTAACATTTATGATGAGAACCCACACATTAAAGAAATGATGTTGACGGGTGGATCACCCACAATGCATCCAGCATTGGTAAACGAACTAACACACTTTGCACATGAAAGAGATATACTCATTACTATTGAAACTGAAGGTAGCCATTTCGTACCTACCGACTATCCTATTGGCCTTATATCTCTCAGTCCAAAGTTTGGTAATTCTGTACCCGTACTTGGTGCTGTTACGCCTCAAGGAGCGATTGTGGATCAAAGAATGATTGATCAACATAACAAGTTTAGAATGAAGCTTGCTACAATGAGCCAGATGATTCACTTCCATACAGATTACCATTTTAAACCAGTATGGGACGGAACGGACAAGAATCTACAAGAAATTGAAAACATTCGCACTCTACTTAATATCCCAAAAGACAAAACATATATCATGCCCGCAGGAGATACTAGAGAAACTCTTGTAGAGATGTATCCACTCGTATTCGATATGTGTGCTGAGAAGGGATATAACATGACCGGCAGAGACCATATAATTGCATTTGACACTAAACGAGGAGTATAATGAACTACACAGTAACAACAACATTTGGAAATAACGTAAAAATTACATATATTATAACAAAATGAAAAAGATACTTTATTTTACAGCAGATTGGTGCGGACCATGCAAAATGATTAAACCACAGCTTCTAGAAGCTTCTAATCAAATATCAATAACATTTATCGATGTAGATACAAATTCATCAACCGCAGAACGATACAATGTTAAAAATATACCTTGTGCTATATTAATTGATTTAAATGGCCAAGAAAATGGAAGATTGGTTGGATCAAATATATCTAAACAATCAGTAATAAATTTATATAACAAATAAAAAAAAAGAATCAGTTATGAATTGGAAACCAATTGGAGATCAAGTACTCCTAAAACAACTAGAAAAACAAGACAAAACAAAGAGTGGTATCATTATAATGAACTCATTGGATGATTATATTGAATGTGATGTTATGGCCGCAGGAGACGGGTTATTTACGCAAACAGGTACAAAAATACCAATGACTGTTAAAGTTGGAGATCGCATAAAAATCTATTCCGGAAATTTAGGAGCACAAAAGAAAGTGCAAGTAGAAAATAACGATTTTATTTTGGTTCGAGAACATGAAATTGCTATGATAAATACAAAACCATGATTGAAATCTTAGGGTGGCTTAGTACAACCTTAGTTTTAGCTGGATATGTATCAAATGCTAGAGGGTGGACTAAGACAGCCATGATTACCTGGATTATAGGAGATACTGGATGGATTACGTATGACTTTTTTATTGATAATTTTAGTCATCTTGTATTAAGTTTAGTTATTATAGCAATTAATGTTTACGGAATTTATAGATTATGGAAAAACTTATCAGTCAAGAAAAAATAGCACACCGAGTAAAACGGTTAGCAAAAGAAATTTCAAAAGATCATATACAAAGCGGTAACACGTTGCCACCAATAATGATTTGCATATTAAATGGTTCTATACATTTCTTTTCAGATTTAATTAGGGCAATGAAAATTGATTGTGAAATTGATTTCATTCGATTAAAATCGTACAAAGGACAAGATAATTCAGGCGGTATACAAGTCCTTAAAGGATTGGAATTAGAATTAAAAGGTCGTCGAGCATATATTGTTGATGACATTTGCGATTCTGGCAGCACACTATTAGAAGCACTGTTTATGTGCAATAGTAAATTAGTACAAGAAGTTAGAGTTGTTACATTGTTGAAACGCAAAGATGGTGTCGATATGACTGATTTTTGCGGATTTACTATCGACAAAGAATGGGTTGTGGGCTATGGGCTTGACAATAATGGAACACAACGAGAATTACCACACATATATAAATTAAATTAATGTATAAAGCAATCGGTTATGATAAAAAAGCGGGCATCATGCACGTTTGGGATGATGAATTAGGACATCGCAAATTTCCTTTTCAGGCATATGGATATTTACCAAATCCAAATGGAACATATCAAGCACTTGACGGAACACGATTGAATCAAGTACCTGGCAATCATCGAGATAATCCTAAATCATATGAATCTGACTTAAATGAAGAAGTTAGAACATTGATTGATTTATATTATGAATCAGATGAGCCGTCTAAAGGACATAAAGATTTCTTTTTTGATATTGAAACTGCAAAAGATGAAAATGGCTTCAGCACAATACAAGATGTTCGCACCGCAATTACTTCGATTGCATATTATGATAAAGCAGGAAAAGATCGAAGAGTATTGATCTTAGACGAACAAGGTCGCATCAAAGAACGTGAAATACAAGGCGAAGGATATGCAATAGAAATATTCCGCAATGAAAAAGATCTATTAACTAGATTTATCAACATATTTGCACAAATACAACCAACAGTTATAACCGGGTGGAATACAGACGGATATGATGTTCCTTATTTGTTAGGCCGATGCAAAAAAGTATTGGGTGCACAAGCAATCAAGAAATTTTCTCCTGCCGGCATAGTAGAACAAGGCAGAACCGGTAAATGGAAGATACTTGGAGTTTCTAGTTTAGATTACATTAAATTGTATAAAAACTTTACATATACCGAACTACCTAATTATCGATTAGACACAGTTGCTAAAAAAGAATTGGATCGAGGTAAAGTTGAATATGATGGAGACTTGGATACATTGTTTACCCAAGATATTCATAAATTTGCATATTATAATATGACGGATGTTGATCTTGTTTATGAAATGGATGAAAAGCTTCAACTTTTAAATTTAGCAAGATCGATTTGTCACAAAGGGCATGTTCCATATGAAGATGTATATTATGCATCCAAATATTTGGATGGTGCTGCCATTGTTGATTTAAAACGCAATGGATTTGTTGCACCGAACAAGCAATTTAGATTTATTGAAGAAGAAACAATGGCAGATGCATTAGCTGGTGCATATGTAATGGCACCTGTACCTGGCCTGTATAAATGGATATATGACTTAGATTTAACTTCATTGTATCCAAGCATCATTATGACTGCAAATATATCTCCAGAAACTAAAGTAGGAGTTGTAGAAAATTGGAATCAAGAATGCATGTTAAACTCAGATTCAATGCCGGCTACAATAACATTGGCTTCTGGTAAAACACAACAAGTTGATAATGTTAAAACATGGTTGGCACAACACAATTATAGTATTGCTAGCAACGGCGCTACATATAACAATGAACAACGAGGGTTTCTTCCAACTATTCTAGAAAAATGGTTTAATGAACGTGTTATCTTTAAAGATAAGCGTGACACATTTAAATTTGGTACAGAAGAATATAAATTTTATGATGCATTGCAATTAACACAAAAAGTATTGCTTAATTCATTTTATGGAGTTTTAGGACTTAAAACATTTCGTTTCTATGATTTAGATAATGCCGGAGCTATTACAGCAGTAGGTCAAAGTGTAATAAAATTTTCAGCTAAGGTTATTAATAACTATTACAAAAAAGAATTGGGAGTTGACCACTTTATTAATGATAGCGGAGACAAAGCAGAATTTGCATTTTACACTGATACGGATTCAACCTTTTGTAGCAGTTTGCCATTAATTGAACACCGATTTCCTGGATGTGACACTAACGATGAAACATTCATGATTGAACAAACTAATGCAATTGCATCTGAAATACAAACAACGGTTAATACAATGTATGACCAATATGCAAAAGTATTCCATAATACAACCGCACATCGATTCCAAATTAAACAAGAATATATTGCAAAATCCGGTTTATGGATTGCCAAAAAAAGATATGCCCAATGGGTTATATTCAAAGAAGGCAAATCTACGGATAAATTGGATGTAAAAGGATTAGATGTTGTTAGATCCAGTTTCCCGGAAGATTTCAAAAAGATAATGAAAGAAACATTGTGGTATATCCTTAAAGGAAGAAACAAGCAAGATACTTCAACATTGATACATAACTTTAAAAATAACATTAAAAGTTCCAAAGTATTGAATGTAATGAAGAATTCAAGTGTTAAAGAATTATCTAAATATATCAAAAAACGTAAACCGTTTACCGGTTATATAAAAGGATCGACAGCACACGTAAAAGCCGCAATTAATTTTAATGATTTATTGAGTACATTAACTACGGATATATTACCTATATCAGACGGCGAAAAAGTAAAGTGGGGCTATTTAGTAGGCAATCCGTACGGGTTTGAAACTATTGCATTACGAGGTTATTTAGATCCACCCGAAATAGTTGCATTTGCAGAACAATACATTGATCACAATAAAATGTTCACGGCAGACCTAAGCAACAAATTCAATGATTTCTATGCAGCAATGAGTTGGGGTGCATTACCAGAAAATAACAATGCAAAAAAGTTTTTTAACTTTGGATAACAAATTGTTTTTTTTTTGTGTTATATTTATATGTAAATAAGGAAAATTATGATAAAATTAAAAACCGTACTTGCAGAAAATATGCGCCGATTTGGTACGAAAAACTTAAACGAAGGAATGTTCAGTAATTTTTTACAAAGTATATTAGGAAAAACTGATGCGATGGTTGATTTTCTTACTATTTTAGAATTTGCAAGAAAAGATAAAGACGGAGAAAACGCCGATGAAGCGGTTCAGTATTTAATGGATAAACATAATGTATCTGCAGATGAAGCGTTAAAAACTGTTACCCATGTTTATGAAAAATTTGGTCCATGGATCGAATTAACTAGAAAATAAATAATTATTTATATGTAAGATAAAGAACCAAAATGACAAATTAAAGTACTAGCAGCAATGTTAGTACTTTTTTACTGTTATAAAGGTTGGATAATATAAATACATTTATTATAATATAGTATGATTGGTTATAAAACACATTGGTACGGCAAAGAAATAGAAGGCCGTTACACTGATATCGAAACATTGTTTATTGCAGACATTAAAGCACTAGACAGAATTGTAGCAGGAAAAAATCCACACGTTTATTTTTGTTCCGGTGCAACCGCCCAATTGATCGACGATGATCGATGGGCTACGGTATTCAGAATGATTTCTGATACTAGTTTCATAACAATCGAAGTTACTCCCGGTATGTTAGAAAAGATACCACCAATGATTCGAATTCGCGCACACATCTTGTTAATGTTAAATTGTACTGATGCCGCATTGTTAAAACAATCAGACAGCATTAAGGTTGTATATGCAGATTATTCTTTGTATTGTACAACGGTACATAATATGCAACATGTTGTCCCAGATATGTATAAATTTGATAGAGATAAACAATGATAAGAGGAGTTATAGCAGGAAACTTTGATGTAATACATCCAGGATACATTGCCATGTTTGATGAATGCAAAAAGCACTGCGATAGATTAATAGTGTGTCTACATGAAGATCCATCCGTTGAACGACCAGAAAAACTTAAACCAATATTACATTGGAGCGACCGAGTAAAGATACTTGATTCACTTAGGCAAGTTGATTTTGTATTTCCATATCAAACAGAAGCTGATCTATATGAAGCTCTAGTTAAAGGAGACTTTGATGTTAGGTTCTTAGGCGATGATTATGTAGGAAAAACTTATACCGGTTATGAATTAAACATTCCTATAAAATACCTAAACAGAGACCATGGATGGTCAACAACTAAATACAAACAATTAATAGCAGATTCATTAAAATGAAATACAGCGTAGTAGTAACATTTAACATTGAAGGATTTCATAATTGGCCTGATGCAAAAGAAATATTTCCACAAGTAGCATTCTTATCGGATAGACATAGACATATGTTTGGATTCCGTTGTTATGCAAACGTAACACATACTGATCGCGATGAGGAATTTATATTGTTAAACAGAAAAATACAAAAAGGATTGCGAATTGGATTTTCTGGATCTGAAACAAATGTATTAGAATTTGGATCAATGTCGTGTGAAATGATTGGAGAATGGTTGTTAGAATCATTTCCAACGTTGTATAAAGTAGAAGTTTGGGAAGATTGGGAGAATGGAGCAATAATTGAAAGATAATATGAAAATATTTTTAGTAGACTTAGAATCAATACCGACACGATATACTTGCGAGTGGAAGACACATGTTCCACAATTATTGCGTGATAATGGATTTGATGTTCAAGTTATAGAAGGAGATCATACAATTCCAGAATCAACAACACCTGGTGCATTTTTGAACTTTGGTGGTACTAACATGTACAAAGCAACACAGCTTCACAAGTTGTCTGAATTATTTACATTAGGTAAGATTACCGCAGGAGACCATATCATTTTTACAGATGCATGGCACCCAGCTATTATCAATGTAAAATATATGAGTGAACTTCTAAATATTCCGGTTGTAATGCACGGACTTTGGCACGCGGGTTCATATGACCCGAATGATTTTTTAGGTCGGCTCGTAGGAGATAAACCATGGATTAGGCACGCTGAACAAGCCTTTATTGGAGCACTAGATCATAATTGGATTGCAACCGCAGCACATTTTCAAATGATATGTAAAACATATGATGTATTTTTAAATTCAACGTTTGATCAAACAGGCTGGCCAATGGAATATACCCATAATATGATTACGCCTAAACCATTTAATGAAAAAGAAAATATTATTGTTTTCCCGCACCGAATAGCACCTGAAAAACGATTAGATTTGTTTCAAGAATTAGCATCGCAGCCAGAATTAGCACATTATCAATTTATTGTAGCAATGGATCTAAATTTGACTAAAACACAATATCATGAACTTCTTCAAAGAGCAAAGTTTGCAGTATCATTTGCAGATCAAGAAACATTGGGAATTTCAATGTATGAATCAGCTTGTGCAGGAGCATGTACAATTGTTCCTAATAGATTATCATATATGGAAATGTATCATCCTATGTTTAAACATGCAGATTCAGTAAATGAGGCTGTGGCTGCAATATTAAAATATGAACAACAAGACTTAACAAATGATATTGCTAAATTAACAAATTATTTACATGACCGATTTTTTTCAGCAACAAGATTAATTAATTTACTAAAAGAATATAAAAACAATGAAAGAACAAGATAAGCGGTTCATATATTTTCCGTCGTTGTCTGCAGGCTCAATGGTCTCGGCATTCAAGAAAGATATGAAATTTGAAAATGGAGACCCGGTAAAGTTCTTCGACTCAAGATATCCAGATAAGTGGAGGCACCCATATTTTCTAATCACAGCAGGACACCATTACAAGAAAATGGATTTCCGAGACACGATGGGCTTAGAAAAAGATGTTCTAGTATTTGGAGATTCAGGAGGATACCAAATAGCAACAGGAGCATTACCATATAGCAACGAATTGCGCGAAAAAATATTTCATTGGTTAGAAGCTAATAGTGATGTAGCAGCAAACTTAGATATTCCACCTAAAACAAAATATCGAAATAAATTTGCAGAATGTGCTGACATTAGTTATGACAATTTTGCTTATTTTGAAAAACATCAAAGCGGTAAGACAAAATACCTTAACATGTTGCAAGGCTCTAACACTGATGAATATACTTGGTGGTATCATAAATTTAAACATTTTGATTTTCAAGGTTGGGCAATTGGAGGTCCACAAAAATTAGTAGACTTTATGTTTGCGGTTGCATTGATGCTCAAAGAAAAAACATTTGAAAATCCTAGACTAGAATATTTGCACTTATTGGGTATTAGCAAAATATCCGACTTTTTTATTCTAGCAACATTGCAAAAATTAATGAATAAAAATTATGGCAATAGAATCTATGTAACAACGGATTCATCATCGCCAGGACAATATCCGGTATTTGGAACATATCTTCATTCAGCAAATTATAAAACACAAACCTTTTCGGAATTGTATTTTCCTAAAAATGCTGAATATAGAAGACAAGCTCATATTCGTCAAGGAAAAATTGGAGAAGTATCTATTGATCTATCACAACATGTACCATGTGCATTACATTGTCCAGCATGCACCGACTTTACATATGATTTGCTAGGAGGAAAAACAGATGCTGGATTAGATCGATATTCACAAGAAGCTATGCCTAGAATGGTTGTTCACAATGTGCATTTATATGTGCAATGTGCAGAAGAAATCAATCAACTAGTAGACAGCCATGTAGAATTGCTAGAAACAGTAATACCAAGAGACTTGTATGATGTTATCTTGTCACTGCATGAAATGTTTGCCGATCCTGACGCAGCATTACAAACATATGAAAAATATATTAAAACATATAAAAAGTTTGGTGGAAGTAGTATATCAACCACCGATGCCGAAAATTTCAATAAATACTTTACATTTTAAAAACAAATAAAACAATGGAAAAAAGCAAATTACAATCATTTATTAATCGTTATTATTTAGCAGGAAATTGCGAGGCAGTTATCCTTAAAGAAAACGAAACAGGTGTCGGCTGTGAATTAATCGACATGGATCAAACCGTAGTTGGAAAGATTCAATGGAATACAACTCCTTTCATGAAAGGCATGTTAGGTATCAATCATACAGGTGCATTAACTAAGATGTTAAGTGCATTAGGTGAAAAAATTGAAATTGAAGTTAAAGATGCAGCCGGCAAGAATTATGCAATGTGTATTTCGGAAGGAAGCACCCGCGCAACATTCATGTTAGCAGATACAACGGTTATTCCAGCAGTTCCAAGCATTAATGCAGAACCAGAATATGTTGTACAAGTTGCCGTTAATGATGACTTTATTAACAAATTCATTAAAGCAAAAAATGCATTACCAGACGCAAAGAATTTTGCAGTACAAGTTAAATCAGGAGTTGTTAAATTTATTATCAATTATACAACAGTTAATTCCGATAACATTACTTTTGAAGTAGGAACAACAACGGCTGACGATATGGAGCCTGTATGCTTTTCGGCAGACAAATTAAAAGAAGTATTAGTTGCAAATAAAGGCGACGTAGGACAATTGCATGTTTCTCCCGATGGATTATCTCGAATAGATTTTGTTGGAACTGATTTTGAATCTAGCTATTGGTTAGTAATGTTACAAAATTAATATGCAGATAGATATAGTAAATAAATCACCCAATGCGCTACCGGCATATGAAACTCCTAGTAGCGCAGGAATGGATGTTCGTTGTGTGGATAAACTTACAGTAAACCCAGGCGAACGAATATTAGCAAAAACGGGACTTTATGTAGAAATTCCAATTGGATATGAAATACAAGTAAGACCTAGAAGCGGATTAGCATTAAAACAAGGAATAACTGTATTGAATACTCCCGGCACTATTGATGCTGACTACCGAGGAGAAATAGGAGTAATATTAATAAATCATAGTTCAACTGTTGTTGAGTTTATGCCAGGAGACAGAATTGCACAAATTGTATTGAATAAAATTGAAATAATACAATGGAACCAATCCAATTCATTAACTGGAACAAAACGTGGCACTGGAGGATTTGGATCAACAGGAAAATAACATATGTACGGACAACAAGAAAATACACTTTGGACAGAATCATTCCGTCCTAACACATTAGAAGGATATATCGGTAATGAACATATCATCGAAAAAGTTAAAATATTTATTGCCAATGGTGATGTGCCGCATCTATTATTTTACGGCTCGGCAGGAACCGGTAAAACTACATTGGCAAAGATTATTGCAAATAGCGTCGATGCTGATCTAATGTATATTAATGCATCAGATGAAAACTCAGTTGATGCAGTTAGAGATAAAATTAAACGTTATGCATCAACAGTAGGATTTAAACGTTGGAAAATCATTATTCTAGATGAAGCAGATTATTTGACACCAAATGCCCAAGCAGCTCTTCGTAACTTGATGGAAACATATAGCAAAACAACACGTTTCATTTTAACATGCAATTATGTTGAAAAGATTATCGATCCAATTCAATCACGTTGTCAAACATTTGCTATTATGCCTCCCAACAAAACAGATGTAGCAAAGCGACTAGTATCAGTATTAGAAGAAAAACAAGTGCAGTATGACATCAAAGATATTGCAGCAATCATTAATGCATCATATCCAGATATTCGTAGAGCAATTAATACAGCTCAAAGTTGTGTAATTGAAAATCGATTAACATTGGATAAGGCAAGTGCAATACAAGCAAATTACATGACCGAAGTACTTGAAATGCTTAAGAATGCTAAAGACAAAAAAGTTGCATTCACTAACATTAGACAATGCATTGCTGATAGCAAAGTTAGAGACTTTACTCCAATGTATACTTTCTTGTATGATAATTTGGATGAATTTGCTCACGGCCACATTGCTCCATGCATTTTGATTATTGCAGAATCGCAATTTAAAGATGCTAGCGTGGTTGATAAAGAAATTAATATAATGGCAATGTTTGTAAACATACTAGGAGAAATTTAAAATAATGTCGATATCGTATCACAAAAGCATGGTAACTGTTATATTTAAAACATCTAATAGAGCTAATGCTAAAACAAAAATAAAAACGTTTCGCAACAAATCAATTGATGATATTTTATCGGCTAAACGAATAATAGGAATTCCAGAGACTTCAATTATTTTGGAATTAGGAATCGGCAAAGAATTAGAATATCAATACAGAAAACGATATAAATTATAATGGCAAAGCAAAAAGTTATTAAATCAGCTAATACTATTAAAGCGGCAACATTGTTTGATTTTATTGATGGTGTTACTCATAAAAAGAAAGAATGGTCTGCCTGGACTGATATGGATCAAAAAGCATTTAGTCCATTCATGACAAATCGATTCTTATCAATGCGTATGGAGCTTACGGAACTTATTAATGAGTTTCAAACATATACAATTGGATTATTACGGCCACAAGAAACTTATCGATTGTATTATGATTTATTGCCTACTAACAAAACATATGCAAAATACATAAAAGGCAAATCCGAAGATAAATTCGATAAAGCATTAGTTGCTCAAATTGCAGAACATTATCAAATTAGTTTGTATGAAGCTGCAGATTACGTGGAATTAATGGATACGGCTGAATGTGAACGAATCTTAACGTTATATGGATATAGTGATGGCGACAAGAAAAAATTATTAAAAGGAATCAAATGAGCAATATACATACACAATCACATTACAGAGGTAAAGACAGCCTTTATAAATTTGCTGAAGAGTGGGCATTAAACGCCTATGAATTTGATATCATTAAACGTGTTGTAAGATGTCGACACAAAGGTTCCTTTACGGAAGACTTAACAAAGACTCAAGACTTAATTGACATTTATCTACAAGAGCAACAACATAAATATATCAAGGTAACGCCAGATTACCTAGAGCTCGATGATCCATTTATTTCTACAGATGTAATGCCGTTATAGGTTTGAATATGCAATAAAATTTTATATACTATATTTATATAAAAATTTAAAGGATAGTATTATGAAAAAAAACATCTTAGCAGAAAATATGCGCCGATTTGGTACGAAAAACTTAAACGAAGATGAAGATCAAAATAACAATGGATACCCAGATGATTCCGAATCAGTCCTTAAAGGCGGAACTGGAATTGATGGTATTAAACGATCCACCGGGAATAAAGTAAAACAATTTATTAAACTAATAGGTAAAGATTCTGTAGATTGGTTTGATAACTTAGATGTTAATTATCTCCCATCACAATATGCGTCAGCATTAAAAAAATTAGGAATTAATCAACATACTGCATTAGTAGCACCATATGAGCTTCGAGGTAATGATATTAGCGATATTATCAATGCAGCAAATCAATCTAATATACGCTATATTGAAATTTTAGACAGAGCCGGAGGCGGGCGACTAATTATATTTACATCAAGACAATAAGTTAAAATTAATACTTTTTAAAACTAAGATACGGTGCAATCATTAACGGTTGCACTTTTTTACTGTTTTATAGGTTTGAATATGCAATAAAATTTTATATATTATATAAAAAAGTTATGGCAAATCATGTTTATACTCAATTAGACATTGAATTTATAAATCAGCAAGATACAGCAAAATTTTCGGAATGGATTGGACATACTCCTACTATTGAAAATACAACGTTTGGTGCACGCATTGAAGCATGTTGCAATATCATGTTAGATAATTTATATCCAGACAAACAAGATACCAATGCATACTACATTGAAAATTTAGGTGCTAAATGGATTTATTTTGATGATGTAGATCAGTCTGAAACTACTATGCATATTTCATGGACAACTGCATGGGACTT